AAACGCTCTTGATAAACCCACATCTATTGCCCATAAATTTTTTTTAAATTGTTGACATCTATTTGTTATACCTTCTTTTTGAGGAGTGTGTCCAACAATCATTCGTGTAGCTTGTAAATTTTCTAAAGTATTTTTAAGTTGATTACAAGAACTATCATCCTTAGAGTACTCTCTAAACCATATTATACCATTACTACCATAAATACTTTGAAATAATGCATCATCATATTTTTTTTTACCGCTTAAATATAACTTTAATACATTATTTATTTCTTTAATATTATACTTTTTTGAAATTAATTCGGATATACCTCCATGACAAAATATATTATCATTTATTTTTACTATACCTTTCATTATATTACCCATAGATTTTGCTAATGGACCATGTGGAATAGCAAATAATCTGTCTCTATGATTTGTACTACATGATTTTTTTGGATTTAATTTATAACTAAAATCGTTATCATTCTCTGTTAAACACTTATTTAAAGTTTTATCTTGAACATAGTTATAATTATTATTAAAATTCATTATTTCATGATTACCAATTATTAATATTACATTACCATTTTTTTCTTTTGCCATTTTTTTTAAATTGACCAAAAATTTATATATTTCAACTTCATTATCATCAAATGTATCTTCATATGAACGCCCACCACCATCAAAAATATCCCCCAATTGAACTAAATATGTAGAACCACCAATCCATGTCCAATTTTTAATGTCATAATCATTATTTGATACACATTGATTACTATTTTTTTTTTTTATTAAATTACTATGAATCAATATTGTAATTAATTGTAGTATATCTCCATGTAAATCACCAATTGCTACAATATTCTTAACATCTTTATATATTCCAACCATTTATTATATCTTATATATATATATTAAATTTATTTAAAATTGATAATTATATATTATATATTATATAGCAAAAATGATTATTCCAATTAGATGTTTTTCATGTAATAAAGTAATTGGTGATAAGTATGCAGTTTATTTAGCACTTAATAATAATATTGAGTCTGATTTAAATCTAACTACTATTGATACTAATCTTATTAATAGTGGTTCTGTAGAGAAATCCGAACAAGGAAAAATTCTAGACAATTTAGGTATAAAACGTTATTGTTGTCGTAGAATGTTTTTAACACAAGTAGATATTGTGGATGTAATTTAAAATTTTAGATTCATACAAGAATTTAAAGTATTTTCTAATGGTACATCATTTTTTTTTTTTAATTTTAAATCTTTTGTATATTTATTTACTCTATTTATATTTAATGGTATATATATATCTTCATTTTTTGTAATTTCTATCTGAGGTTTTATTATATATAATGGTGGCAAAATTGTATTTATATTTTTGTTTGTATTTATTATTTCTCTAAATTCATTTATTGATAAGGGACCACCAAATATATCTAATATTAGTCTTGATGGAGCAATATTATATTTACTATTATTTTCATTGTAAACATAATTCAATAATGCATATCTTTCCCAAATTAAATCATCATTTAATTCATTAAAATTAAATGATGCAGCACACTCCGGGCAACAAAAATTACCATACATATTAAATACACCATTAGATATATTAAAGGGTAAGTGGGTTACTTTATCGTCACAATTATGTAAACACCAATTACATTTTATATTTTTATAATTAGTATCATTATATAAATGATTATTATAATTTATTGAATTTATACTATTTTCTATTTCTGTTTCTAAAATTTTTTCATTATTATCAATTATCTTATATATACAACTAGTATCTTTTTTATTTACATTATAATCCGTACTTATTGTAGGGTCAAATGGATCGGGTAATATGTATTTTTTTTCATATTTAAATGATAATTCTTCATCTAATTCTTCCAATTTTTCTAATGATATGGGTAAATGTAATATTACATTTGATATATTATCTAAATTTAAATCCTTATTTAACACAATAGTTTTATCTTTTGGTTTTCTACCTCTTTTTGATGGTAGTATAAATTTGTTTTTTTCTTCTTCTGATATTAATTTTAATTTAGGTTTTCTACCTCTTTTTTTTGGAATTTTGGGTTCTTCATTTTCTACTTTCGGTTTTGGTTTACGACCTCTTTTTTTCTTTTCTGTATTCAGATTATTATCTGACATTTAATCTATATATAATAATTTTTACTATTTTAAGTATAATAATAATATATATTAAAAATCAGCACTACCTGTCATAGATTCTAATAGATTTTTGACCTTATCTAAATACGGTCCTACAATATATTCTATATTATTATTATTATGCATTAATGTAAATGAAGGATATTTAGTTAATTTTAGAAAGTCCTTAATATAATCTTCATCATTATCTTCTAAATTATCTAACGTAATCTTACAAAATACTACTGTAGGATATTCTTTAGATAGATTTTCATAATCAGGTGCTATTCTTTTACATGGAGCACAAAAAGTCAAACCACAATTAATTAATACTAACTCACTATTTTTAATAATATTAAGTAATTCATCTTTATTTTTAATATGTACAATAGACATGTTATTATAATATATTATATAATTATATTTTAAAATAGTTTATAATTCCTATATGATTTATAACTTTAATAAATTAATGTTTAAATTTATATTTAAATTGATTTATAATGATTCATAGTAATTATACTATGAAGTTTACATTATCATGTATAAATGTATTTACAGAAATATTTGATATATATAAAAACTATTGTGAAACTATTAAAATTCATATTAGTAATAAAGGTCTACATTTACAATCATCTGATAATGCAAATATAGCAGTTATTGATATAAAATTAAACTACAATCATTTTGATAGTTATGAATGTAATGAAGAATTAATTATTGATTTTGATTTAAATGATATATGTAAAATACTTAAGATATGTAAAAAATCCAAATCATTAATATATTTTAATTTAGAAGATAACATATTTAAAATTACTACATTATCGAACAATGTAAAGAAAACATTCAAAATTAATAGTATATATTCTACAACACAAGAATTATTAGATATAAATTTATTAAACATAAATAATGTATTTGAAATGGAAAGTGATTTAATTAAAAATATTTTTGATGATTTTATATTATTTTCAAATGAAATTACAATTAAATTTAAAAACTCTAACTTATATTTTTACTCTAATAATGATAACATAGATACTATTTATGAATATAATGCTAAAAATAATATTTCGGATAATGATGAATATATATCTACATTTTCCTTAGATTATTTACACAAATTTAAGTTAATAAAAAGATTTACAAATTGTAATATAAGATTTGCAAAAGATACACCAATATTTTTATCATCACCGGAACATAGAGAAATTGAATTTAATTTTATTTTAGCACCTAAAATTACATAAATAAATAGTCTAAAAAATAACATATATAGATTTATTATGTATAAAAATACAGGATTAATTGATAAAAATCTTAAAAAATATGTTGATGATCTATACGAAGTTTTATATATGTGTAAGTTATACAAAAAAAAAATTTATATAACATTAACAACGAATAAATCAAATCATTTAACAGAAACAAATAATTGTTATATTCAACTAATAATGTATATAAATAAAAATAACATTAAAAGATTGTATAATTTTGTAAAATTACATTTATCATCTGAAATTTTTAATAATTTATTAAATGTATTTGAAATAAATAAATTCATAAACAACAAAAATTATGGACTATTATTATATATTTCAGACACTACAAATATATTAACTAATACAAATGGAGGTTTTATAATAATATATAATACTAATTTTAATATTACTATTAGTGAAAATAATAAAGAATTATTTTCTAGTTCATATTACATCTAAATCTTATTACTATTTTTTCTATTTTTACTATTTAAAAGTTTTTCTATATTATGTATATAGTATATATTACTATTTTTATATTTATTACTATTATATATTAAATAATGAAGTTTATGATTTTTTTCACATGTGTCGTGTAAGTATTCTAATATATAACTCAATGCTTTATATGAACCTATAAATTTATTATTCAAATCGTGTTCATTAGTTAAATCGTGTTCATTAGTTAAATCGTGTTCATTAGTTAAATCGTGTTCATTAGTTAAATCGTGTTCATTAGTTAAATCGTTTTCAATATTATTTATATAATAATGAATTAGCATATTTTTATTTTCATAAGTTTTTACAAAATAATACAAATAATATAATTTGTCTTTTTTTGTAATTTCATATATATAAATGTCACAATTATTATTTAGTTTATTATTTGTAATTATTAATTTACATCTATTATTATTATAAATATCAAATTGTATAAAATCATCAATTATTAGATGCTTATACATTATTTGATAATCATAAATATTTTTTAAATAATCTAATTTTATTAATAATTTTAACTATAATAAATTTGTAAAATTGATTTTCTTTAATTAAGACTCACAATTCACCAAATAACTCCAATATAAATAATGACAAAAAGATCAACTAAAATTGAAGAAGCTTTTAAAAAATGTAAGAAATCGGAGCACTATATCAAATTTGCCCAGGATAATGGTGCAACTGTCCGACGTAAAAATCATGTTGTTATCGACCATCCTTGTGGTTTAAGAACAACAATGAGTTGTACACCACCAAAAAAATGTGGTCTAGATAAGACTAGAAAAGAATTTGGTATTGCCTATAATTTAGAACACTTAATACACTTTTAAATAAGAATATAAATAAGAATATAAATAAGAATATAAATAAGAATATAAATAAGAATATAAATAAGAATATAAATAAGAATATAAATATTTTTTTTTTATTTTATTATTTTTTCTTAATTAATATAGATATATTTCTTCTTTTAATTTTATCAACTTCCGTCATAAAACACATTTGTTTTAATTTATTCATATTTTTTTTTAATGTATCAACTATAAAATTATATATATAATATAACTCATATCTATTACATTTACCAGTAATAATAATATTACCACTTTGAAATATAGATATAGTAATTTTTTTGCATTGACCGTCTCCATTACCCGTTCCCTTTCCGTTACATCCATTCTTACACATACAACGTCCGTCTTGAAATGACTTCATATTATTCCAATAGAATTTTATTAACACACCTTGATATATACAGGGATCATAATCACATAATAATTTAATCTCATTTAAAACATAATCATAAACACTGTTTCTATTTAATTTAAATCCTATAAAGAAATCACTATTAATTAAAGTTATATTGTATTTAGTTATATCTATTATATTATTATTTGTTAACTTATTTATTATATTATTACTAAAATTAACATTATTATTTTTAATATAAAAATTATTTTGTTTTTTATTTCTTAATATATTACTAATACTTGTATAATCAATCATGTAATAATTTTTTTCATGTAGTTTGTTAACGAGTATTTCCATAGTTTTTTTATTAAATTTTTGTGTATATATTTTTATATGTTCAAATTGTTTTTTAATTATATTATTTAATCTTTTAACTAGTATTTTTATTGCTAACAATCCATCATTTTCATTTTTTAAACCACATAATTGCAATTTACCATTTCTAAATAATTTAAGATTAACCATTAAATTTAAATTAATATCTAATGTAGGATTATAATAGGGTCTTATTTTTAAAGTTATTTGATTATAAAATATTTTTTTTTTTGATACATTACTAATCTTTCTTGTCATATTAAACATACTATCAATAAAACAAATATTATGGTCCTTTTCCAAGTTTTTTGATAAACATTTTAAATTTAATACAGAATTTAATGCAGCTGTTGCCGACATAATAGAAATTTTTAATTGTGTAGGTTCTATTGTATCAATATTATTCAAATATTTATTTAAAT